GCAATGGGGCCGGAGTTGGTTGGTGTGTTGGATGGTAGTAGTTCATTAGACTGCTCTATAATAAGCGCCGGTTGTTGTCATTGTTGCGTGTCGGCTATTGCCACTTGAGTCGAGTATGTATTCAGAGTCTGTCGGAACAGATGCGTCTTCTGTACCTTCGGCAAATTTGAAATGACTATCAAGTCCAGACGTTAAGACATCGGCGTTATAGTCAGCATTGTACAGCGTGGCTACGTCTGTAGAGTCCAATATGTAATTGTGTACACGGTAGTCTATAAAGTTGCAAGCAGGTGTGCCACTATTGCAAGAAGTCGTTTCGGTGATTGAATAGCTGCCAGTCCCGAGGTATGTATTATCGACGTACAATTCTACGCCGTTTGTGGCATCTTCAAACGTACAGACGACGTGCTGCCATTGTTCAGCTATTACTGCCGTAGAGGTCACAAGTACATTGGCCGCTCCTCTGGTAATTCGCCATTTTCCCGAATAACAGACCACACTAAGGCCAAACGTTCCGTTATTAAAAAAACCCATATTACTTGTTGTATGCGGGTATACCCAGAATGACACAGTGAAATCATCTGCCGTTGTTCCAGATGTCCATTTAAATTTGTCCCCGTTCATTTCCATACTGAGGACACTAGATGCGCTTGGCACATAAACACCACTCGCCCTCCGCGCCAGCATTATTCAGTCCCCGCTGGCATGATGATGAAGGTGGTGCCGCCGTCTAGCGTAATTGCGAGATAAGCGAAAAACTCAGTGCCGGTACTCGTATCCGTCTGAGTGCCTAATGGAACGCGGGTGGTTCCCCCCGACCATGAAATTGAATTTGTCCCGGTAGCATCCTGCTCAAACACGATCAGTGCGGAATAACAAGTGCCGGATGCTGCGCCGGATGGAGCAGCAAGTGCCACGGTGCAGGTATCAGTTAACGTTATGTGATAGGTGGTGCCGTCCAGGGTGACAGTAGGATTTGACGCGGTAGACGCAACAGACGTTACGCCCTCGTTGTAAGCGTCAAAATGCAATCCCCCATCTTCGGCATAGTGGGAAACAATAAAAACCTGGACGCTATCGCTATTGCTGGGCGCAGTGGCAGATGTATCCAGCCACCCGTTTGTAGCGGTCAGTACGCCGGTCGTGCTGTTGTAATCGCAGATGCCAAGCAGCCAATCACCGTCTGCCGCCACCGCTTTGATGAGAAATTCATCGCTGGTCGCGGCACCGGCATTCGAGAACGTCTGGTGCCCCTGGATAGCCGTACCCCCAAGCGTAATGTAGTCGGTCGTGGTATCGGTATAGGTGCCGGTCTCACCGACGGAATTCAGGAAACGCATATCAGCACCCAATCAATACAGTAGTCGGCGCAAACCAATAAACCGTGTAGAAGAAAGTCATTGTTGGTGCTCGTCCAGGTGTTTCATCTCAACCTCCAGTCGCTCTACTCGAATCCAGCAGCCATCGCACCGCTGCGCCAGAGATTCCAATCGGGTTTGTAGTGCGCTGATAGCTGCGTCTGTGGATTTTCTGTCCCTTTCGCCGTCAGTTGCCGAATAACGCCCACCTCGCCCTTTGAATTCGTAATAATCGGCGCGAAGTCTCTCATGTCGATCGAGTAAGACGGCGTATTTGTCGGTGTGCCTAGCAAGCTCAAACTCCAGCTCAACAAGGCGGCCCCAAGCAGCAAACCCCAGGCCCATTGTGCTAATGAGCGTGGCAACCACCAGCGGTCCGACGATCGCCTCGAATACCGAGCGCCACCATTCCACATCACCAGACTCCAGTGTTGTTGAATCGGACATTCCCCGCCCCTCGTGAAAATTTCTGGTGCCTCTCTACACCGCGCGAAATAGCGAGCTCCCAAAGACTGCGGTTCTTCGCCTCAGCTTGAGGATCGAATAACTCAGAATCCTGCATACCATATACACGCATAAGTACGCCGTACGGTAAATCACGGCGGTCGCGGTCGGGGAGGGTCAACGCATCATCAACATCGGTAAAATCGGCAGGATACAGCGAAGCGACAAACTCGAGGGTTTCCGACGCGACTGGGATAGGCGCAAGACGTATAGCTCCCTCTTGTATATCAGTGATCATATACTCGGGTGTGCCGGTCGTAGTGCGCCAACCGACGCGTAGTTGTCCGTAATCAGGCGAAAACAACTCGCCGGACATACGGGACAGCGTAATGGGTTTGAGAGTGCGGCGAGACGTCTGCAAATAACCCTCGCGGATATGCAAAATGCGAGGGTCTACGGTGATCCACGGGTCATCAGCGGTAACGGACACGGTGTAGGTTGTCGCGTCACGCATACAGAGCGTGCGTTCCGCGTATTCACGCTGCGCCTCGTCGATATAATGAACTAGATCGTCGTCCGAAAGCAGATACGGTTCGACCGTATCCGCTAATTTGGAGCGGATAATAGTGACGATCTTCTCAGCGGTGTAGTAATCAGCCATCGATACCCTTTATGGTATGGTCTGCAGCGTCAACGCCGCTTGAATAACGTCTGGACGCGCTTTATCGCCGTATTTCTATGCTGCACCTGTTGTAACGACAGCAGCAGCGAACGCCATGAACCGTACAAAGCGTGCAATAGCTGTTTAATAGACGCGATCATCGAAATAAAGGGTCCATGCTGTCGTACGGCCAATCTACCCATGCGTCAACGGAAGTGAACGCCTCGGGGACACTCTGCGTATCGCTGAGTTCGACGGACATGGCGTGGAGCGCTTCCGCCAGTACTGACGGTGCTAGGGCAACATCATCCACTTGCAGGTCTATGTTGATACAGACAGGCACTTCCATGCGCAATTCACCGTGACATGAAGTTCTTTGGCTCTTGCATTATACCACGCAGGCGGTCTTTCCAACTGGTAACACCTTGTGGTAACCCTTCGCTTTGAGCGCGAGGGCGAGTAGGAGGTTGCGTATTCATAAACATACGCGCCACCCAGGAGCAGGCATCAACAATATCGTCGTGGGTGCCGGTGGGGAAACGTAAGAATTCATTACGCAGCGAGTCTACCCAAGGCTGGTCGGACGGAAATAGCACCTTACCCTGCTGCATACGCCCCTGCAGTGGGCGTGCACGCATCACTTTGTCAGTGATAGGCTTGAGCGCGGCCTGCCCCTCGGCCAGCGCAATGTACTGGTTCTTCTCCTTCATGATACGTTGCAGCTGCGGCATAATGGCCAGCTCCAACTGCCCTTTCTCAATACCCGTCACCGACGCGTCGTAACGCAGATGTGTATCGTGGATATAACGCGCTATGTCGTGAGTCTGCCAACGCCCACGGACCATGTCGAGTATCCACAGGTTATCTTCCCAGTCCAGCGCACCCACTACACCGACGGTCCAGTCGTTCGTTGTACGTACACCAACCGCCAAGTCCCACGCACACATGACGGTCATCTCACGCCAGTCGGGGAGTGTAGGGCGGAAGCGGAACATGTCGCTAGTGAAGAACGCGCCCTCGTCGGGCACAGGGTTCTGTTGGTACAGTGCCGACCAGTGACGGGGCTGCAGCGTGCGCTTGTACTTCTGCAGCAACGTCAGCGGGAAACGAGCGGGGTGAAGCGCCCTGCCCTTTTTACGCAGCAGTCGGTAGGATGAAGAAGTAAAGTCGTGCGGAGCTGTGCCGTCGTTGACCTGAATAATACCGCTGGTCTTGTTAAGGTACTCATCATGCACTGCGATGGCTGGGTACTTGACGATATGCCACCTGTCGATAGTCTCTCGAAACTTGTAGGCCTCGTAGTGCATACGTGCGGCAGCAGCGACGTCCTCCTCACTACGGGCTTCGGCCTTCGCCTGCTCGGCGTCCACGCACAGCACTTCGAACTCCTTAAAGCCCTCCATCATCGTGCGCTCAATACGCCCGCTGAGGTCATCGTCATGCCAGCGAGTATTATGGCTGACTAGCCCGTTAGCTATAAAATTCTCCGTCCCCTCTATCTGGACGTCAAAGACCTCGGCCACTCCGTCAGCCTCAATCCTTACGATAGGGTCCAGAGTGAAGTCGGAGGTAATCTGCAACCGCGCGCGCTGTAGCTTCTGTTTTAGCGTACCCAACAGCGAGGTTACAGTCGTTGCAGAGTAATCCGCGAACCTCTCCAGAACCGTGGCAGTGGTCGACGCAAAGCTTGTTCCCCCAGTGCGCACGGGTATTGCTGGAAGTGGGAAGTTCGCCGCAAATAGCGCAGCGACCACCTTGCTTGTCCAGCAGGGAGTTGTACTCCGCAAGGT